GCTCACCGCCCCCGCTATGCGTCACGCTTAGTTAACAGGGACCCTTAATCTGCTAAGCATAACGCTGTTGTAAGGTTAACCGGCTGCTAAGCATAACGCTACACACATTGATAACCTTAACGCTTAGCGTCTCCGACGCGCCGCGGCCAGGCGAGCTATGCGGCCAGGCGAGCTATGCGGCCAGGCGCACGCTAGACGCATCTCCGCTAATCCGATCGCCAGGGCAGGCGGCCAGGCGGAAGTCACTTCCACGCCATGCCAGGGCAGGCGGCCAGGCGCACGCCTAGCTAGGGCAGGGCAGGGCAGGGCAGGGCAGGGCAGGGCAGGGCACTAGGGCAGAGCAGGGCACTAGGGCAGGACAGGCGTGCCAGGCAGGGCAGGGCACGGCACTAGGGCTCGCCAGGACGGCCGCCAGGGCAGGGCAGGCGCACAACTGGCCGATCATGCCTAGACGCGGAACGGCCGCCCTAGAGCTTCCCCTAGAGCGGCCGTGCTGGCGTGCGATTGTGTAGCTAGCCGGTTACAGATCGGCCGCCTTGCGTGCCTCGTTATAGGCATTGACCATGGGATGGACTCCAGGTTGAGAGGGTTAGCCGTTCCAGGCGGCGCGGATGGCGCGAACCTTTGCGCGGCGGATGGCGTAGCGGTTGCGATGGCTGGAACGGTAATCCAGCACGCCAGCGATTGCGCACATGCTTGCGAGCGGACCAAAGAGGAAAGCCGCGGCGGCCAGGATCGAAAGGAATTCGTTCATTGCATAGACTCCCAAGGTTAGCCGATTACGTCGCACGAAACGCGATGGCGCACGCGAGCGGCCTTGCGCGCTTCGCTGTAGCTGGCGGCCAGGATCGAGTCCTGTTCAACGCCATTGATGAAAACTTGAAACCACATAGCAGCGACTCCGCGGGCGATCCGCATTGCTGCTATGCGCCCGACTCCTTACCAAATCAATAAGCGTCACGCTTATCGTTGGAAGTCACTTCCGCGACAATCGCGCCAGCGCTTCCGACTCCCGATCGGCTTCCGCGGCTTCCGCGTCGCGGCCGGCTCGCGCCAGGCGTCGCGCTTCGCGATCGGACTCCAACGCCATGCTGGCAAGATCGCCAGGCGTAAGGCGTGCCAGGGCGGCGGGGTCAAGCGAGCTTATCGGCATTGTGCTTTGACCCAATCTCGGCGGCCGATCGCGGCCAGGTGGGCAACGGTGGCGCGAGCTTCCGCCGCCGCGTCTAGCCGTTCCTGTAGCGTCACGCGCGGCGCATAGGGCGAACGCCTATCAGAGATGAAAGCGGCGAGCGGGCGAAGCGTCACAACGGCAGGCCATGGCTGGCGGCCGTGAAGGCGTGTGAAATAAAGGCGTAGACGTGCGACGCAACGTAGATCGCGGCAACCGCTACGGCCAGTCGCACGGCCAAGCCGGAAGCGACGCGAGCTAGAAGAGAAGTCATATCCATTCGTTCGCTCTAACGGCCAATCGTTAACAAAAGGTAAAAGGCGCGGCCAGCCAACCGGCCAGCCGCGCAAGGTTACTAGCGGAGTCGAAACGCTAGAGTCAGTGAGAGGAAGCCAAGCCGGCCAGGAAGCCGGACTCGTAACCGATACGCCAGAAGAGCCACGCGAAGGCCACCACAAGCGGAAGGATGGCCGCTAGGCGTATCCGTCCCATGATCCGCGCCAGGCGCTCCCGCTTGGCCGTTTCCACCGCTTCCCGCGCCTCGCGCTCGCGCCTTGCGGCTTCAAGCTGGCCGATCATGGGAAATACTCGCCTAGCGCCATATCCGCGATGTCGCCACGCTTGGACTCCTCAACTTCCGCCAGCGCTTCAATCGTGGAGCGCATGGCGTCCGAATCGTCGCCAGGCTGGCAATAGACTTCGCGGCCGGCGGGATTGCGAACAACGAGTCCAACGCGAAGTTGAGCGAACGAATAGCCGCCGGCTATCGGTTGATAACCGGAAGTCACTTCCGCGACTCCCAATAGGTCGCGGCGCTTGCGCCTTCCGCGAAGGCATCGGCTAATTCCGGCCGCCAGGTGACAGGCTCTCCATGCTCGCGCCATAGCGCCGCGGCCGTGCTGTATAGCTCGCGAGCGGCGGCCAGGTCGCGACGGATGCAACCGCGAAGCGTGGCGCGTTGATCGCTAGGCGCGTTGATCGCTAGGCCGCGCATCTCGGCTAGGTTCCGCCGCACGGTTTCGCGCAAGCCGGCCGCTTCCTCTACGGCTTGCGCGGCTTGCTGGCCTAATTGCCACGCTTCTTGATATTCGCGCTCGGCTTCCGCGTAAACCTCGGCTTCCCTATCGGCACCATAGGCCGCGTCGCGGACGGCCGACTCGCAATCATCGGTTGAGCGGTATTGATCGCCGCCGCGCTCCCCATAATGGAGCGAGCCGAGATAGATCACCGCGGCGAAGCGCGACTCGTCACGGCCGCCGGTCGATTGTTCGCGGAAGCCATCGCGAGTCGACTCGCCGGTCACATGGCCTTCCACATAAACCGGCCGGCCGTCGCGCGAGGGGAGTTGATAGACCGCGCCGCGCGTCACGTCCGCGGGATCGCCTTCAGGATAGAGGAACCATCCCGTATGGCGAATGCGACTCGCGAGCTTGTCCGCGAAGCCAACAAAGCGAAGGCCGGCCAGGTCTGGCCGTTCGATCCAACGGCCGCCGCGATCATTCGGCTTGTTCTGATAGCTGGCCGCGCCGCGAGTCGGATAGGGCACGCGACGGCCGGCCGCCTTTGCCTCGCGTGCCAGGCGAAGCGCTTCCGCGGCCGGCTCGCCACAATCAACGCGATAAAAGCGATATGCGCGAGCTTCCGCGAAGCCTTCCGGTTCCGTTCCGCCGTAGACCGCGAAGCCGTGAGGGGAAGCGATCGAAGCCGCCAGGTGAGTTGCGATAGGGGAGAGCATGGGGAGAGACTCCTAGCTGTAGCTGGCCGTTAGGCCGCCAGGTTGGAAGGGATTACGGCCGAGTCGTCGGCTGGCGCATCAAAGACGCCAGCAAGCCGCGCCACGCGCTCAACTTCCGGCCAGGTGAAGTTATGGCAACCGGCCACAAAGTCACCGCTCGTGCTGATCGAGTCCACCTGGAAATGGCCGACTCGGATTGTGCGGCCGTTCCGGTGGAAGGACTCGCCGCGCTCGCGACACAACTTGATAAAGCGGAACGCCTTGATTGCGTGCTCAAGGGGAACGCTCGCGCCGTGCGAAGTTTCCAGCACATCGCCAACAATCCGAAGCGCTGCGCCTCCTGTTTCCGCGTCAAAGCGGACGCTTCCAACCGGCTCGCCGCGAAGCCATGCGGCCTTGCGCTCGGCTTGTGCGGCCGCACGGTTCACCCGCTCTAGCTCGCGCAACCGTTCCGCTTCCGTCGCGACAACCGCGGCGCGCGTGGAAGTCACTTCCGCCAGCCTAGCAGCCGCGGCGCGAAGGGAGGCCGATCGGCCGCGCTCGGCTATGTAATCCGCGGCGCGTTCCAGATTCTTCAGATCATAGTAACCGGCGGCCAGCTTTGCGGCTGGCGTCGCGTCGCGCCAATTCCGCACGGTGGCGAGATGGATCGCGAGCGCTTGGCGATCGAGTCGCGGCTGGCGCTTGACCGCGAACAAGTCGCGTTCTGCCGTCACTTGCTTGAGTCGGGCGCGGATAGTGGCGAGCCGAGTCTTGCTGGCGAGCTTGCCCGACTTTGTGGCGAGCGCGAGCTTGCGGGCGCGTCGCAATTCGGTTGCCAGCGAGTCGAAGCCGGCCGCGCTGTATTCGGTTCCGAGTTGCGCGAATTGTTCGCGCCACTGGCGGCCAGGCATATCGGCCAGGCGCAAAGCGCGGCCTTCCGCCGCGGCGCGATCGGCTTTCGCCTTATCATCGGCCGCACGCTTGGCGAGCGTCGCGGCTTCGCGCTTGAGCTTAGGCCAGGTAGCAGCCGGGAGTCCGGCCAGGCGCGCCAGGTATGCGCCCGCTTCCATCTCGCCCGCAATCTCTTCCGTATAGCCAACCGATACGGCGGAATCTGGCGTCAGGACGTAGCGATAACGCGAGCCGCCGGCCGCGTAAATGTTGGCGCTCAATGCTTCCGCGTAAACAAGCAATGCGTGACGCGCGAGTTTTTGCATCTCGGCTTTATCGGCGGCCGGCTTCCCGTCGCTGATCCAGCGCGCCAGGCGTGGAAGCAACTTCCATTCGCCGGCCAGGTCCGTAAGGCCAGCAACCGAAACCGTGCGGCGGTTGCGCGTCGCGCCACGCGCGGCGGATTGATGGCCGGACGTGGAAACCGAACACCTATCCGCGTTCAGAAACGCGACGCCATCGGGCATGATATAGCCGACAACGAAATGCGAACCGTAGCTGTAGAGCGTGCGGCCGATGAAATAGAAGTTACCGTTTCCGCTCTGACCGCTCGACTCTTCTTGAGCGTTCCAGACGTGCGCCACCATATCGTTAGCGTAACGCTTGCTGCCGCGATCGGTTCGCGAGCTATAACCGTTTCCGAAACCCATGTTACCGACTCCTTTGCTGGCGGCCGGTTTCCGACTCGCCAAGTGCTCTAGCTAGGCGCGGCAAGTTAACAAATCAATAGCGCCACGCTTAGCAATAGAATGGTTGGCGTCGCGATCGGTTCCGGCGGAAGCTACTTCCACCGACTCGCGGAGTCGCGCGCAAGCGCGACCCCCGGCCCCTGTTAACCTTACCGTCGGGTTAACCCTAATATCGCGTTAAGCCTAATGCCGGATTAACCTTACCGCGGCGTTAAGGTTAACACGAAACATGGGTGCCCGCGCGCAGCCAAGCCGACCAGGGTGCGACATGGGAATACCCATATCGGTCAACGGGGAAACCCGCCGACCCCCCTATCCCGGTCTGTTCGGAGCTTTTCAGGCCGAGCTAAATCCTGCCCCGCCGGTACAGGTGATTCGGATCAAGGCACCCCCTGGTCGCCGATCCACCGGAATCTCAACCAACCCCGCACCCCCTCTATAGTGGCGCTGCGTACCCTTCTGTAAGGGCGGCGCTTGACAGGTCCCACGCTTAGCTGCTAAGCGCCACGCTCCAACAGTGAGGGCACCAAGAATGGCTCGCGTAACCGAAGACACCATCGTCGGCCAGATCAGGGCACTCGACCCCGGCCAGAGCTTCAGCCGGTCCAAGCGTCTGACGTTGGAAGAAGCAGCAAACGAGATGACACCGACCGAAGCGCTGGCGAAGCTCCGCAACATGGTCAATCAGGCTGTCGGCCGGCTGCGCAAAGAGATACCGGGAAGTAACTTCCGCGTCGAAAGCATGGTTGGCTTCACCGACAACAAGCAGGCGGTGCTTGCCACCGTGGCTGCTACCCGCTTCGACGGCGAGGACGACGAAGAACAGGACATCTGACACCCCCCGCACCAATGGAGGACCGATCCAGTGTGCAACATCGAAGAAGTACCTAGCTTCCGCTATAACGGGAAGCTCTACAATACACGCTCTGCCGCCGTGGCCGCTGGCCTCGGTGAGATCGCCGACGACATCAAGCGCAACTTTGCCCATGGCCCGCTCGACGGCCTGGTGAAGCACAGCGCTGCGCTGATCTTCCTGCTCGCCGAGTACCGGAAAGATGCAGAGGCCGATGCTCCGGCGCGCGAAAAGGACCCTAAGCCGGAAGCGGTGCTGGATTGGCGTGCGCTTGACCATCAGGGCCACGCCCCGTCCTGCTTAGCCCGCGCCACCGGCTATGCCAGCAAGTGCAACTGCGACGCCAGGACCGACGATGCTGACGGCTACAGCGGCCCCGACGTGACGCGAAGCGGAAGGCTTGAGCTATGAACAACGAAGACGCCGAGTGGGAACGCCAGCGCAACATCGACGCGCGCCGCGGTAACGATCTGCGCCGCGCCCCTGATCCCGATCGCATCGCCCGCCATCTCGCTACAGGATTGCCAGGTGAGGGTGCCCCCATCGACTCCGAACGCTATCGGGAGGACTGACATGCAAGACGACGACAACCTGATCTCACCCAAGCACACGGACGGCTTCACCACCGAGTCGCCGATCCGCGCCTTCACCGAATTCAAAGTGGCGGGCACCGTGGCGATCGGCAAAGGCTTCCGCCCGAGCCTGGCGCATCTGCACACCTACCTGGACGCCATGGAGCGCAAGGAAGGGTGGCGGTTCGTCCAGATACTGCTCCCCGAGACGGACGCAGGCGATCCCACCGTCTTGTTCCACCAGGTTCCGCCTATGGTGCTCAACGTCCCCGGCCTGAAAGCTGCTGAAGGCCGCGCCGAAGACCTATATGCCAAGGTGGTTGCGGCGTTGGGAAGCGACGCCATTGATCCAACGGCAATTCGCCGGCCCCGGATGGTTCCCGAGCTAGGTGTCGCTTACGGCCTTGCCGACGATCACGGCGCACCGCATGACGTGCCGCTGCTGGTGCTGGTGCGGTCCAACTTCGATCGGCAGCATGAAGTCTCGGCGATCTACCAGGACGGCCGGTGGTTCATCATCACCCGCATGGATGGCGATCAGATCGACACCGAGCCGATGAACGGCGGGCCGTTGGCTTGGCGCGAGAAGGCTGGCGACGAGTGGACGTACACACACATCACGCTTGGCACCATTGATGTCCTTGCCAATCGGATCAACGTGCCCCGTTACACCGGCCCAAAGTCGATCGTCACGCCTATCGACGATCCGGTCAACCCCAAGCACTACCGCGGCACCCGCTGCGCCGAGATCGGTGAGCTTCTGTCGGCCAACAGCTACCAGGTGCTGAAATATAACTGGCGGCTCGGCGAGAAGGATGATCCCTGCGTCGAGATCGGCAAGTCGCTGTGGTATCTTGATCGCGAGGTCACGTTGGGCAACGGGATGGTAGGCGGATATGTCTTGCCGGTACAGTCGTGGTTCGACGAACGCCTGGAAGGCGAGAACGAGTACGTCCGCGCCGTGGCCGTGATGCTGATCGACTGGAATCGGTTCGGCCGCATCGACGTTCTGCGCAAGCTGCGCGTCCACGTCACCACCAAGAAGGCCGCGATCGAGTGCGGCTCGGGGCTGGCGATATGATCGGCTGGTCCAGCAAGGGAGAGCACCGCCGGCTTTTCTGGCGTGTGTCACATGGGCTTCCCGGTTGGGACCGCACACCGGATCGCGAGATTCGGAAGTACCTTCGACGTGCATCATGGAGGCGAGCACTGTGAGCGTCTACAAAGCAATCACTTGGAACCGGGAGCGCTTGGAACAGCTTCGGGCGGCGTACAACGGCACCACCGCGCCGACGCTCAAGCAAGTCGAGCTTGAGGGTCAAGGCAAGCATGATTTCGATCGCGGCTACGCCAAGTACCTGATCGAATATCTTGACGGTGTGTTCGCGGCCAACCCCAATCTGGCGGCCGGCCCGAACCGGGAGGGAGAGGAAGGACAATGACGCAGTATTCAGGGCTGTGCATCGGCGGCCCCCTGGACGGCCAGTGCGCGGTATCGAAGACGCAGCGGCTTCAGGCCGACGAGCTTCCCGCTCTGCCGCCGATCTCGGCCAGCCCGGTGAAGGAAATCCCTGCCGACATGGGGATCACCCGCCACACCTACCTGTGGCTGCACACTGGCGGCCTGGGACTGTGGCTCGTCGAGGGCACGACGTTGCAGGACGCGATTCAGGCGATGGCGCTCGCCTATATGGAGGCACACAAGAAGTGAGCCCCAAGCGTGCCGGCGATCTCGTCAAGGGCATCATCGTCGATCTCGACGCCGCGCTCGCGTCGAACGGCCGCGAAGCCCTGGACGAACGGCATAGCACCCTTGCATCAGCCATGATGCTCGGGGTGCGCCTGCTAGGCGGTGTTGCGATCAATGCGGCTCGAATTGCCACCGCCCTTGAGAAGATCGAAGCCAAGACAGGAGGAATTGATGACCGAAAGGGAGGCGCAACGGATCAAATACCAAGCGAGGAAAGCTCGCGATCCTGAAGCCTCGCGGCAGCGTGTCCGCAAACAGAAATTACGGATGCGCTATCGCCATGGCCTGCCGGAAGAAATTGAGCGCACCGCCGAGAAACTGGCGATGCTTCAGGCAATACAACAGGAGTTGTCGTAATATGGCTTGGACGCGGGCCGATCACGCAGCATGGATGCGGGCTTGGCGGCAAAACGATCCGCGTGGTCCGATGTTGGTGTCGGCCCGCGCCCGCGCTAAGGCGAAAGGGCTGCTATGCACGATCACCAAAGCCGACATCGTGATCCCGTCGATATGCCCTGTGCTCGGGATACCGATTCGACCAAACGCCGGCCGCCATGACGACAACAGCCCGACGCTCGATCGTATCTACGCCGAGCATGGTTACACCCGATGGAATGTTCGCGTGATCTCCTATCGGGCCAACAACCTAAAAAGCAACATGACGCTGGCGGAGTGCCGGCTGATCCTGAAAGACTTGGAGGACAGATTATGACGACGGTTCCGGCAAGGCCGCCTATCCCGAACGGACGGGGAAAGCGCAGCAACGTGAAAAACTATTCTGCTTGGGAATGGATCAGGGCCTATATCGCGCTCGCGTTACAATCACCACTTTGGGTGCTGGTGGCGCTCTACTGCGCGTTCTTTCATCGCATCCCACAATGGGCCACGCGGAAGTTACTTCGTGCCCATATCGGCTACACGTCGTCGCATCCGATGGACTTCCGAATTCCGCCGGATAACACCGTGCCGGCGTACATGCACCGCTGGTGGCGCATCCCACGGAATTGGGCGCTCAACGTCTACTATCATATCGTTCTCCGTTCAGATGACGACCGGGCGCTGCACGACCACCCTTGGACCAACCTGTCGATCGTGCTCGACGGCGGCTATTACGAGCACACGATCGACGCGGGCGGTGTGAACAAGCGGGTATGGTACGGCCCCGGCAGCGTGCGCTTCCGCCGTGCGGGCACCTTCGCCCACCGGCTTGAGCTTGCTCAAGACCATGACGGTTTCGGTGATCCTGCCGGCGTGCTGCCCGTCACCACGATCTTCATTACCGGCCCGGTGCTGCGGCGTTGGGGCTTTCATGCAATCGACCAATGGGTTGATGCTTACGATTGGGACGACTTCATGGCCGCCCACGGCAACAACGGTGTTATGCGAATGGACGGCGGCAGCGATGCCGTGCAGTCGTCGCGTAACAAGCTCTAAGGAAGGACTGACAATGCGACTGCGTAAATTCAGCAACAAGCTCTCCGATCTCATTACTACGGCCATGCTTAACCCCAAGGACTTCGGCGATGTCGAAGTGATCTCGGCGTTGATCGGCCAGGCGTATATGGTCAATCCGGTCGTAGCCGGCGGTGAATTCATCGTTACGGTGGATAAGGACAACGGCTGTTATACGGTTGAAGTGCCGAAGCCCGGCCATCGTGCGGTGATCGGCGCGATCACCGCACCGATCGAAAGCATTGACAGCTTTCGACTCGCCGCGGACACGCTGGTCGAGAATGGCTACGAGCGCGGCGTGGAGCATGACGCCATGATGCGTGCATTCGCCGAACAGGTGCTGGCGATCGGCCGGTGCCACGGCTGGTCTGAAGGCGTATCCATCTATGCTGAAGGCGTAGGCTCGGATTACTCCGATCGAGCCTTGCTCGCCCGCGGACCCCGTTCCTTGCCGGCAGACATGCCGATTCCCGCCACAGAGAGCCCCGTCAGCGACGATTCGGGCGTTCCGGGTCCCGAGACACCGGCCAAGCTCTCTTCGGACCCCCTGGACCGTGCTGCGGTCGTTCTGCTGATCCGGGAGAAGTCGAAGGTCGCCCGCGGCCGGAACCTGGCGGAGATCGCCAACACGCTCGACGCCTTGGCCGACGAGATCGCACAACACATGGAAGAGCAGCCGATCGACGTTGCGCGGGCGCTGCGTGAATTCTATGTCGATTGCCACGCACGCAACGTGAAAGCCGGCTGGTGGAATGATCTGTCGAACGGCGAGCCGAAGAAGCGGAGCGTCGGCGAGTTGTTCATGCTCTTCGTGACGGAGATCGCCGAAGCCTACGACGCCTATGTCCGCGGCAACATAGCCGACGATAAGCTGCCGCAATATCCGGGGCTCGGCGTCGAGATCGCCGATCTGCAAATCCGGCTCGGCGACTTTGCCGGGGCGCTGATGGCAGGCAGCATCGTCGAGCATAGCGGCACCTTCAACCCTGGCGACGAGATGTTCAAGGAAGTCGCCGCCATCGCTGCACGCTACGAGGCGATTCGCAAGACGCCCGAAGCCAAGGGCGCGACGGAGATGGGCGAGCCGCTGGAACCGCAAGACGTGGCCGTGATGGTGCTCGACAAGATGGCCTTCAACGCACAACGCGAGGACCACAAGATCGAGAACCGGATGAAAGAAGGCGGCAAGCAGACGTGACCGCTTGACGGGCGTTACGCTTAGCACCATATAGGGGGTGGAGGAAGTTACTTCCACCCCCACATGATTCGGAGGACCGACCGATGATAGATGAAGGCCAAGTTGCAGAAACTATCGCCGGCACCCTTAATTGGGCTGCACGCCAAGCGTCAAACCCGCTGTTCAAGGACATCGTGGGCCTGGACATCGGCGAAATCCAAGTCACACTCAACCTTCCTGGTGAGCAGCGTTACCGGCTCACCGTCACCAAGATCGACGAAGAGGAATAAACCTATGGATCACGAACGCAAATATCTCGGCCAAGAGCAGGGCTGCGTCGATCTGCACACGATGGGCGGCACGCCGGCCGTAAGCGTCACGCCGCTCTTCAACGAGCAGCAAGCCAAGGTCGCGGCATTGATCGTCGCGCATCTCGGCGTCGAAGCGGCCAAGGTGGTGCCGACCGCCAGCTTCGCCGACGATCTCGGCGCGGACAGCCTGGACATGGTGGAGTTGGTGATGGAGGCAGAAGCGCACTTCGGAATCGGGATCAGCGACGACGAGGCCGAGAACCTGAAGACCGTCCAGGACGCCTTCGACGTGATCGCCACCGCCAAGGCCCACGAAGCCGACGCGGTGATCCGGCCCGTTGATGGCGGCCAAGAGCGTTTCGGCCGTCCGCTCGACGAATACCGGGAATCCTGATGTCCCTACGCCGCGGGGGTGCGATCTCCGCGGCTATGATGACACCAGCAAGGACCGAATCATGCAACAGCCTGAAGTCACGGAAACCGCGGGCGGCTCGCCCGTCATCATCCGCAAGTTTGCCCTGCTCCCCGCCGACGTGGTGCTTGTCGCCCGCGGCCAGGTGCTGATGGTGGGCTTTGCCGGCAACGTGCCCTACGCATGGGTGATGTCGCACCCCGCCGCCCAGGTGGACGCACAGGTGCTCACCGTGCCGAGCGAAGAGATCATCAACATCGAAACCGATCCGCTCTTCGAGGCTCCGGTTCACGTCGGGAGCTTCTTCAAGACCGACAAGTCGGGCATCCTGCCGAGCGCGTGGCACGCCTTCATGTTCATGCCCAAGGCGCGCGGCCTGATCCTGCCCAACTGACAATCGGGTCCACGAAGCACCCTGGGAGAAAGAAAATGCCCGATTCGACCGAACAGATGACGCCCGTTCAACAGGCCAACGTTCTGCTGCGCCGACACTACGGTCCAGCCGGCGATACCGCACTCCGCACCAACGCCGAAGCGAAGGCGATCCATAACGTTGCGTGCGCGGTGCTCTCCGAGCAATTCGGCCGTGCCGGCACCAGCGCCTACGAATTGGTGGCCGCCACGGAAAAGAACCACGTCGAAGTCACCGAAACGCTGATCCACATGGTCGCGGCCACGGCATTGATGCGGCTGATCGGCGACGACACTCTCGCCGAGATGGCCGAGACAGGATCGGCGTCGGTGTCCTTCAGCCCGCAAGACATGGACCGGATGCACCAGGACTACGAGATGACGGCCACGCGCGACGGCCTGATTACGACGGTGAAGATCACCCGCCGCGCCGACGAGCCCGCGCCACCGGCTCCCCCAGGCGAGGCGCACCTGGAAACGCTGCCGGAGAGCCTGATGACGCAGGACGAGGACAAGACGCCCTTCGAGCCCCAGGCGGAAGAGCACGTTTACGATCGACCGCTGTGGGCTGCGCGGATCAACGGCAAGCTCTATCCGAAGTCCGATCGTGAGTCGGCCGGCCGCGCGTGCCGGATCAGCCGTGCAGACGACATCTGCCAAGTCGAGAACCGCTTCTGCTATCACGACGATTGCCCCGCCGGGCGGTGCAACCACTCGTTAACCACTGACGACGGTGTGCCGGATAAGGACGGTGGCACGGAAGTAACTTCGACGGACTGACGATCGGTTGACATGCGCGACGCATAGGCTCATAGGCGATTCGTCACCAGCGAGGGATGACAAGGACCGACATGCCAAAAGGCTCCAACAACACTGATCCGGCGCTCGCCTTGAACGCACAGAACCTGGCGCTCGCCGAAGAAAAGCGGCTCAACGTCTTTCTGGATCAGATCATCGAAGCAGAGACTGCGCGTAACCAGGCCAGCGACACAATCAAGAAGCTGTGGAAGGTTATCGGCAAGCAAGGCTTCGACGTTGAGGAAGCTCGGCGGAAGTTGGTTCAACGCATCATCGCTAGCTGACGCATCCCTGAAACCGTGAAAAGGAATACCGACATGGCTGCTGCCAACAGCAAGATCACGATCCCGTCGAGCAAGGTGAGCATCGCGCTCGCCGCTGGTGCCACCGCCGCTGCAATGAAGGATGCCGGCGCTGCCGCGGGCAAGCTCTTCCTGGTGCCGGTGGACAAGATCAAGCTGATCCCCGGCTTCAACGTCCGCGTCGATTCGCCCGACTATCGCGCACACCGCGACATGATCGCCAACTCGATCGCCACCAACGGGTTCGACGAGACGAAGCCCTTGGCCGGCTATGTCGCCAAGGAAGGCGATGACAACGTGATCTACGTGACGGACGGGCACACCCGGCTCGACGCCGTGAGCGTGGTCAACGGCACGGAAGGCGCGACCAAGATCGACAAGCTGCCGGTGATCGTGCGCTCCACCGCTCCGTCGCTGACGGACCTGACGGTGATGCTGCACACCAACAACACCGGCCGGCCGCTGTCGCCCTTCGAGCTTGGTGTCGTCGTCAAGCGGCTGCTCAAGGAAGACGGCGCGGAGAAGAAGACGATCGCCGGCAAGCTTGGCGTCACGCCACGCTATCTCGACGACGTGCTGCTGCTCGTCAACTCGCCCAAGGAAATCCGCACGGCGGTTCTCAACGGCCAGGTGTCGGCGACGCTCGCGATCCAGGAGCTTCGCAAGGCGGGTGACACGGTGCTCAAGGCCGTCGAGCGCATCACCGCGGCTGTCGAAAAGGCCACCAAGTCGGGCAAGGCCAAGGCCACGGCCAAGGACACCGAAGATGCCGGCCCGAAGATGAAGAAGATCGTCGAGACGATCTCGATCGGCGAGGGCACCGACATCAAGGAATTGGTCAAGGCCACCGCCGCCAAGCTGCGTGCCAACATTCCGAACGAGGCCGATGGCGAGGGCGACGAGGCCGCCAAGCTCGTCACCGTCGATGGCACCATCACGATCACGATCCAGGTGCCTAAGGCGGCTGATCCGATCGTCGCCGCTGCCCCGGCGAAAAAGCCGGCCGCCAAGAAGACCGGCACCAAGTCGTCGGTGACGAAGCCCACCGCGACGAAGGAAGGCGGCGATCCCGCTCCGGCGGCGGAAGCAACTTCCGACAAGCCGGCTCCCAAGAAGCACGGCGGTACGGCCAAGGCGGCGGCTCCGGCTCCCGCTCCTGCCCCCGAGCCGGAAGGCGATGACGAGAACATCACCGCCGACGACACCGATCTCGGCATCCCTGGCGCGGAGCCGGTGACGGACGAGGGCCTGGACGACGAAGTGGCGATCCTGCCGCCTTCGACCAAGGGCAACGCCGACAACAACGAAGGCGACTCGGACATCTGATCGGACAGGGCCGGCGGGGCAACTCGCCGGTCCACCTTTCCGACGAGCCCTTGGCCTCCATCTCGATCACGATTGCAGCGAGACGCCGACTACAGCTTCGGCAGAGTGTCCAAGGGTTCTTCGGAGCGGTGGGAATTGGCTCAACGGGCTCAACATCGCGAGACAGGTCTATGCACCGCTCCACCCTTCTGCTACATCGGCAGGCTCCACAAATGGAGGATCACCATGTTCGACAAGACGAAAGGGTTTTCGCCCCAGCGCGTTGACGAAGCAGCCCGCACCAGCAATGTGCTCGCGCGAGCCCGCGAAGCCACCAACGCCGCGATCGGCCAAGGCGGCGATCGTCTCGGCACTCCTGGCCTTGGCGGCGACAAGCTCTGACGAAAGAAGCCCCGGCACCGTTGCGAGGGGTGCCGGGGCTTCCGGGAGTACCAGCGGAGGACCGATCCGCGGCAAGACGGGCGTTAACCTTTCACGGCACAGCCGTCAAGTCCTCTCCTACCGCACAGCGATCGAGCGCCGCCACGGCCCGATCACCCCATCCACCAGGCGCTTCATAGCGGCCAAGCTGTGCCGATGTCTTCGCCACTCGTTCATCGGCTGTCGCCGGCATCGGTTGCTCCGCCAACGGCCGCGGCCGGGTTGCCTTGATCGAGTCGTAGGTTGCCTTGTCGGGGCACCTGGCCCGCACCGGCACCTTTTCGATCTGGATATGGGTTTCGGTGGCAACGCCGGGGCCGCCACAGCCGGCCAGGAGCCCCGCCAGGGCCAAGAGCACGATCACCTTCACTTCCACGCCTCCCATGCTGCTTTGCTGTCTGCGCCGACCGCCTGGCACTGTAGCTCCGGCGTTGGCTGCGCCTTGGCGTGCGCCAGGGCTTCGATCCGTTTCTCCGATGACTCGTACTGCCCCTTCATCAACACCTGGACGTTGGCGAGCGCCTTGTCCGCGTTCTCGGCGCGCTGTTGGCCTTCTTCGGCTAGGCGGGTGTTCTCCGCGGCTGCGGCCGAGCAGCTATCCCAGGATCGCTTCAGTGCCGCGATGGCTGCGGGCACCTGTTCGGCCGTCAAGGACTTACGGAGCCCCTTCGCGTCAGGCTGTACGGTCGCGTCAGTCGCCGAGATCACCACGGCGTTCTGCCAAGCCGTCAGTCGCACGATCTCCTGCCCACGGCGGCTCCATGACAGGAAGAAACCGAAGACCAAGAGCACCACCAGGCCAATGCCGGCGAGCTTGAGCGCGAGGGAATAGGGACTTAGGTTCGGTAGGTTCATCGTCCTTCCTTTCATACGGCCAGCTTGAGGCCCTTGGTGAGCTTGTCGCGAACATGCGCGGCAGCTTCGTACTTGGTGACTTTCTGATCCTTGTTGATGTCGAGGCCGCTGTTCTGTCGATACGCGGTAGGGCTCTTCGCGCCATCGAACAGGACATAGCTCGCATCTTTACCGATCGCGCTCGGCCAAAGGATCGACATGTAGCAGTCCTCCAACGTCACCAACGGGCCATGCCGCTTGATCTGAAGGACGAAGTATTTGTAGACGAAATTGAGTTGGTCTTCCGGCGTCATCGCCGCGAGCTTCGCCGTGGTGGTGCCAAGCTCGGCCGCGGTGGCCGGCATGAATTGGATCAACCCGACCGCCCCGGAGCCGGCCATGTTGAGCACGCCAGCCGAAAACTTCTCTCCGCTCTCCCAAGCGATGCACGCCATGATGAAGTTGGCGTCCATCTTCAGGTCGTTCGCGATCCAACGCACACGATCCCGAAACGTGGCCGACACCTTCTGCCCCCAAGCGAGCACGGTGGAAGTGACTTCCGGGATCACGGCGGTTACGACTTCCGGCACCACCGACTCTACCGCCGGCTCGGCATAGTGCTCGACGGAGGCAATCATTGCGTCCAGGAGCGCTTTATCCACTAGAACCTTTGTCATGGCGCTATCGTCCTCGCTGTGGGGGCGGCGGAGAGCCCGCCCAGGGTGCATCAGGGAGCTTGTCAGGTGTCTCCATACCCCTAGGGACTGTATCGGCTGCTGGCGGCCCGTTTCCGGCCGATTCCGGCGGCACTACAGGCTGCGGCGGTCGCCCGATGGTGGCTTGCGTCTCTTCCCGGCGGTCTGGACCCTCGAATTTGGCGCGGCTGGCGATCTGTACGCCGTGCTTCAGGAGGCCCGCGGTTTGGATCATCTTCGTGATCTGCTCGGCGCTCGGGGCTACCATGTAGTAGGTGATGATGACCAGCACGGTATAGAACATCATGCGGAACATCTTCTCGATCACCCCGAGCGCGACAACCGTAATTTGCGCCACGTTGCGGGCGTCCATGCTGTCGATGCGTCCCACGATGTTACCGACAATCCTGTTGGTGGCGTAGCCCAGGCCGACGAGGATCGCGAACGCGAAGAAAAGAGCCACGAACGTAAAGACCCGTCGCCAAAGCCAATTGGCTTCAGGCAACGGGTCTTGGGGATCAGGGAGGACGCGAGGGGTTACTTCATCAGTCATGGCGACGATCCATTCTGTCGATCCATCGGTCAATCGCGTGTCGATGCTCGCGCATTTCGGTGCGCTGCTCTCGAAGCTCGTCACGCAAAGCGCACACCGCCGTATTCAGGTCACGCATCTCACGCCTGTTTTCGGCCATGGCGAAGGTGTTGCCTTCGATCGCCTGCGTGACTTCGTGGCCGAAAGCATCCTGCATCATGCCGCCGATTACAGCGGTTTTAGTGACAGTCACGTCGCTCTTGTGGCTGTCGAGGACGGCTTCCTTGATCTTCTTGGCGGCGGAGAGAGCACCGACTACCGCGGCAGCGATGGCCGCGAAGAAAACCGTAGCACTGGCCGCAACCGTCGTAGCATCAGGAATGTGTTGCAGCGCTGACGGCACGGCTTGGCTCCGACTGATCTTTACCATGCTGTGCCACGAACATCGCATCAGCGGAAGAGCGAAAAGCCGAATAGAGATCGGCCAGAACCAAAGCGCTGTAAACGATAACGCCGGTATTTGGCGTATCGCTGTTGAATAGCCCTATGGTGATCTGCGTCAGGATGAAGGCCGAGAAGAAGCTGGCGATCAGTCGGATCAACGGTGTGCGCTTCGAACGGCCATTGATGTAAAGGGCTGAGGCCCGAACACCCCCGCCGATCAAGGCCACCACGCCCCACGTCGGTTGTGCCGCGATCGTCCCTAGGCCGCTCCACATAGCCGAGACGCGAGGGTCCGAGAACATGCCGGGGTGGAGCAAAAGGTAGAGGCCCCAACCGATCAGGATTCCGGCATTTAGCCATTCCAGTGCGCGAGCCTGAAAGTGTTTCCAGTGTGTCGTCCTGATCTCGGTCGCGACGATCATGTTTTGGTCCTTATCGGCTTGCACGCCAACCCTCGTAAGCAGATACACGTCGGGTGGTGCGTTAACCCTTTCAAGGGCTGGCGTCAAGCAGAGCAGAAGTTGCTTCCGTCAGGCCGGCCAATCACTAAACCATTCTACCTGAAGACGGCAGGGTCGAGCAAAGTTTGTTCCGCTCAAACCGGCCAAGGTGCCGTTCCCGCTGCCACTATTGTATTGCGCGACTATGGTATTTCCTGGCGTGCAAGGAACCAGCGGGCCAGTGAGGGTACTCAAAGTCTCGTTTATGCCGGTTCTGATGTCTCCTGCGTAGGTTGTCGTGCTTCCTGCGGCGGAATCGAACACACGAACGTAGCCTTGAGGAACCCCTGTCCATGCGGTGTAGATGGTGACACGCGCGAGTTTCGCTCCCGGCGGCACAACAATGTTTCCATTAGCTGCCGACCAGCTATTGAACGTGTCCCGCGCAACAGCCCAAGTTGCGGGCGTTCGCCATGCGCCGGTCCCAACAACGAAGTCAGCCGGCAGGGTCAACGCCGTTAGACCGATCAGCGTGCTACCGTTGCCGCTGCCGCCGCTCGACGCCGGAACAACCCATTCCACGCCGGACTCGTCCGTCTTGACGGCCAGTACCTTGCCCTTGTTGCCTGCGAAGGCTGGAAAGGATGCGCCGCCGGTCTGTAGGACCTTCCAAGCCACACCGTCGAACATGACGAAGGTGTCTGCGCCCTTGTCGTAGAGCAGCCACCCTTCTGCCGGCGCTAGGTACACCCATGCGGCATTATCGTAGAGCGCCACCGACTGCGTATTTGGCGCTGCCGTCAGGATATACACATCGCCTTGTGCCGGGGCGGCCGGTACGGCGGCGATACGCCCCAGCACGCCACCTTGGCAGAGCGCCGATAGGCGGATCAGATTCGCGTTTTGATCGTCACCCCATCCGTCTTCGCCTTCAGCGTAACCGCCTTTGAGGCCGAGTCCAGGAAATGCGCGAGCAACCATGTCAATTCTCCGAAGTTACTTCCGAGCGATCACCCGCCCCAATTCAAGCCCCAGCTATAGCCCCAGCCCGCTTTTAGAGCAACGAGGAAGCTGTAGCACTGCCATGACGCCAACCCGTCACGCGCGCTTTCTAGCTCTATCCTTACGCGCGAGGGCGAGCCATCGGCTGCACTCAAGTCCGCCGTATATGCCCAAGTGGTGCCTGCAATGTCAGAAACAGTGCGCAACAAGGCCCCACTCTTGGCATCGTAGATGCGAACCGTGTACGTCTGCCCAATTTCTCCGAGCACCGTTGCTTCGTCATACCCGATCAACACATCATGCTGCGTGACACGGTTGCGCTCTGTCCAGGCCAGGGCCGGCTCGGGGTGTTCGCCGGTCAAACCGAACACGGAAGCACCGTCTACCGTGACGCCTGCGGGCGGGTAAGGGCGGGCGGGCCGGCCGGCAAGCTCGATCTCCTGCACGTCGGCCTGCTCGGGATCAAGCAAGTCCGACGACGTACGCGTGAGCACCAGGGAGTTGACCGTCTCGCCCGCGAAGTACGCCTGCCCATCAGAGACAAGATCGTCGTCGATCGTCCACAGGAGATCGCCGGCTTCATGTGCTCGGGGAATCGTGTCACCTGTCCCGCGGGCGATCGTCGCGATGCCGGCGGCCGTGTCCAGGGCGTCCAGGCGCACAAGCTCGTCGCCGATAAGCAGCCCCTGGCCCACGTTGTCCTCGTTGAACATCACCAGGGCGGTAAGGGGAACGGCGGTGTCTAGCGGGCCGATGTCGGCCGCCAGCGTGGCGTAGCCGGTGAAAGGGCCACGGCCGCGATCGACGTAGCTGGCCTCGCCCTCTGCCTTGGTGAGCAGATCATATTCCATGCTCGTCGCGTTCGGCGCAACGGCAAGCTGGCCGATATAGGCGGTGGTCGCATCCACGGCTTCTGCTTCTGCTGCACCTTGCATCCGATAGACATCGCGATAGCTCGCTTCCACCAAGCGTTCGTCGAGCGCGGGGGTTGCGACCTTCGACGGTGCTACCCACCCGTTATCGACGACTTCGTGGTAGGTGACGTTGGGCAGGCCGAAAACATCAATAGCACACTTGAGCTTGATCTGCCCGTTGACCATGTTGCCGTCGTCGATCTCACCGACGCGCAGCACTACGTCCTGAAGGCCACGCGAGGGCGCGGTGATGCGGATCACCGATCCCGGCGTCACACGCCAACCACGGCGATCCAGCGTCACCGAATACTTCTTCAGGCCCGAGCCCATTGCACGCAGATCGCGGGTGACGACGCGCGCAAGCAGCCCCTTGGTGGGGATGCCCTTGTAGTCCTGATCGAGCGAAGAGATGTCGCCCTTGGCTTGGAACGATGCCAGATTCTGCGCTCGCACCTGGAAGTCGATGTTGCTTACCGGATCGCGCGACGTGCCGATCACTTCATTGTAGCTGTTGTCGCTGCTCGCGCTGTCATCATCGTCGATCGACAACAAGCCTGTCTCGAAGGTGAAGAGCGGAACGTCGGCGAGCACATAATCGTTGCGCACCAGCTTGAAGACGATCAACCCTGTCTCGCGATCGGTGTAAGTTACTGCGCCGACAAGATCGCACACCTTTTGGATGAAAACGTCGATGTCTTCCTTGCGATACCAAATCAGTGCTAGGCCGAAGCCCTCGTTGCACAACGTATTGGCCGCGTAGACGAAAGCGTTCTGATCCAGATCATCCCAAGTCAGGCCACGCCCCCACAGCGGATCGGTGTAGCACTGGAAAACGATGTGCGAAGGGTTCATCGCATAGATTTGCTGCGCACCCTTGTTCGCGGCGAAAGTAACGGTAGTGTCGGTGTAGGTCGCGGTTGCTTTGAAAGCAGTCGAGCGCGCATTGACGTAGTTGGCAAGGTTGCGAACGCTGCGCAGTCGATCCTTGTTCGGAACGATCTCGAAGTCCGCTGGCCCGTCATCGCTCTTCTCGACGTAGCTGATCCCGATCCCATTGACGGTCACCGTGTCACCAGACTGCACGTTGCGTGCGAAGGTGATCGTCTGCGTGCTGTCCTCGTTGAGCGTCACCTTCAGGTCTATCGCCTGATTGCTCGTCACCGTCAGGTTGTCGCCGCCAAGAAAGATCGTCGCCTTGTCAGGATACCAAGCAACACCGCCGTACCACCCAGCCTTCGCGCGTCGCACCCGGAACGCCCACGTCTTCAGGTATGGATTCATCGCGGCCACCAAGCCGTTGAACCACACCGTCGTCACGCCGCGCATTTGTGATACCCGACCACCGATTGACGCACGCACGTCGGGGAGGCTTCGCACCACCGCGCCTTTCACGATGTTGATGATAGTGCTGCCTAATCCGCCGCCTGCGGCTACGGTCTGCGCACCAGGCAACACCTGATCCTCGTCGCCGAGAAACACCGCAAACGGCCCCTGGACGCCGCCCTCTTTGTCGTCACCGCCGAACAGGTTGGGTGCGTCGATGTATTGCGGCGTGTCGGAGCACGCATGGCCGTTCCATGCTTCCTTGTCGCCGACCTTGATCTCCACCAACTCGTCAATCGGCCCACGGCACAAACCGGAGAGCATCGACATATAGTAGCGATAGCCTTGTGTTTGACCGCCACCCTTGCTCATTGCTCTTCCCTCGCGATCCCGACTACCCGCACCGCCCGCGGATCGCGGGTATCTAGCAGCACTTGACCGTCAATGCCATTGGTAACGAAGTCCGACCAATCCAAGCCATGCCGGGTCCAGAAGCTGCGTGCGCCGGCCGAGCATATACGGTCCTTGCGCAGATGCCGCATGTAGACACGCGGCGAAGTTACTTCCATCACTTCGCTTTCCTCGTATATAACGGACGGCCGGCTTCAGGAAAATCCTCACCGAGTACTACGATACGACGATAAAGGGTGTCGTATTTCAACCCTAGCCTTTCGGCCCATTGTGCTATCGTTAGCTCTTCACCGCACCAAGCCACGAAGACATTGTTGGTGCAATTGTTGGCTTGCTCTGTTTTAGTCGCCCATCGGCAATTACCAGGCTCGTAATCCCCATCGACATTATTCCGTTCTAAGCTTCGGCCTTGAGGGCAATCACCCATATCTTCATAGAACGCCGCTACGCTCTCTCGCCAGCGCTTGCAAACAGCGACGCCGCGACCACCGTAGTATTCGTAACCGATGTCGTTCTCATTATAGCAACGCGACATCATGTGCCCCCAAGCTTTATAGGCCCGAGTGCTTGATAATCCGTGAGTAGGTTCACGTCCGCGCGGCATTACTTCTTCCCTGATTTAGCCTTGATCTTCGTGGTGGAATAGTTGCCGTACCACAGCACTTGCCAGCCTTCCAGCCAACCGTCGCCGAACACAACGGCGTGCGGCGTTCCGTCTTCCACCTGGGGTACTTCGAAGTCGTCCAAGGTCGCCACCTTTGGCGGCGCGGGACGCTTCATGGTAAGCGCGGTGACAACGTAACTGGTGACTAGCGCGATGGCCGCCCATGCGAGCAATGGCATTGTGCCCTCCTACCAAATCGCGGTGTTGAACGGCGACTCGCCTGGCATCTTGTCGAAGCCGCCATAGTTGTCGATGTTGTCGAATTTCTCGTCGCACGTCTCGGGGGTGCGGTCACATCCGGGATACATCTTCACGGTGTCGCCGACCTTCAAGAAGTCCACAACACCGAAGATCGTGAGCACGCCGCCTACTTGTTCTTCGATGAAGCGGCGTTCAAGCGTTCCTTCATCTGAAGCAGACCAAGCGACGAAGCCACCACGCAACCATGCGTCAGCGATCACCGGAGCCGTGGCGTGTGTCGCATCCTTCAACTGGACTGTGATCGAGTTGCCGCCGAGCGCCTTCACCTTCGCGCTGATCTCATAATCGAGCGGGTTGACCTTGCAACCGGCGTCGTAGAGGAAATGCGGGCACTCGCGCGTCCAGCACAGCCGCAAGCCGGTGCGCTTGAGAGACGCGGACAGCGGCTGGCCTATCACTTGGCACCGGGCAGGGCTCGGGCGCTTGACGTTCTGCACGATTCCCTTCCAGTAGATCGGAGCATCATCGCTCCCCATGTGCATCCGTCGCACCGTCAGCCAAATGGTTTCGCTCGGCGGGGTGCCGCGAAAGAGCCGGACAATCGGCAAATCGCTTGGGCCGTCCAGGGTGAAATCGTTCATCGACGACGAACCCTGGACCATGCCGCCATCGCTTACCGCCCGCGGCTCATAGGTAACGGTCGCCATGACACCAGCCACAAGCTCCTGCCGTTCGATCGGGCGATCGGCCGACGTGTAGCGCCACTCGGTTGCACCCCACTTCAGCAAGTAAAGAGCAACCGGCCGGCTGTCTTGTGTAGAGACTTCTTGATCGTTGAACGCCATCACCAAGTCCAGTTAATGCTATAGGGGTAGTTACCGCCTACACTCCACCGATCGACGACAACAGAGGGACCGTC